AATGTAGTTCTTAAGTATGCCAAGAATCGTGTTATTGCTGCGTTTGGATTTACTGATGGAACTTTCTCAGCCTATGAACTTACATTTAAAGACCATGGTGGTGCGCCTGTTGTTCAAATTAAAACAGGGATGAGCGCTTCCCAAGGCGACCTGATTAACGGGTCAACTTTAATGCCTGCATTGTGGCAGTGGACAGGCATTACCGAAGGAACCAACGCCATTTATTTTAGTGGTTACGCTGGCGACCACTCCGTTATCTTTAAATTACAAGTAGATAATACTGCTGCGTTAGGCACGCTTATTACCGCTGCCACCTTGCCACGAGGCGAAACTGTTTTATCTCTTTACTCATACCTTGGCACCTTCCTTATGGTTGGTACAAACAAGGGCGCTCGCATTGCAACACTAGAGCAAAATGGTGACATGACATACGGACCATTGGTATTCCACAATGAGAACGGTGTCTATGACTTTGAAGGGCGTGACTCTTACATCTGGGCTGGCAATACCAATCAAGTAAATACCAACTCAGGTACTACACGCATCAACCTTGGTCAGCCACTGACTCTTATTGGCTACGCTCAACCTATCTCCAGTGGCGTGTATGCCCGTGCAACGGATGCCTATGCTGATGGTATCTTCGGTACAGTAAATGCCGTTCGTATTTTAGGCAATGCTAATCAAGTTGCCTTTGCAATTAACGGTTCAGGTGTCTGGCTACAACATGCAACAGAGTTGGTTGAATCTGGACAAATCCGTACTGCTCGTATTCGTTATGACACCATGGAAAACAAAGCATGGAAGCGTATTCGTGTTCGCACATCTGATGATTTAGCAGGTGGCGATATTGAAGTCTTTAAAATTGGTCCAACAACAGACACTGTTATTACTACGCTTTATGAAGGCAATGCCACCACTGCTGATATTGATTTAGGTGATGCCTACCAAGCAGCAGGACCAGATGCATCGTTTAAACTTAATCTTACCCGTAACTCTACTAGCGCAACCACTGGTCCAGTAGTGGTAGGTATTGCTGTTAAGGCTTTACCAACACCTACTCGTGCTCGTGTGTTACAGATTCCTTTGTTCTGTTATGACAAAGAAACAGACAAGACAGGTAACATCATTGGTTACGAAGGTTATTCAAGAGAGCGTTTAAACGCACTAGAAACTATTGAAGCCAACGGACAAACAGTTATTCTTCAGGATTTTAACCAAGGTGGAGAGCCAACCGAAGTCATCATTGACCAAGTTACCTTCACTCGCTCTACCCCTGCTAATCGTAACTACACAGGCTTTGGCGGAATCATTACGCTCATAGCCAGAACTGTCGTATAAGGAGAACAATGTAATGACTACTGCAAATTGGGCTGGACTAATCGTATCTGTAATAGCAATCGTAACTGCGTTTGCTGGTTCTATTAGATGGTTGGTCAAGCATTATCTGTATGAACTTAAGCCCAATTCAGGCGCAAGTTTAAAAGACTCTGTTATTAGATTAGAAGAAAAAGTAGAGATTTTGTATCAGATTTTAATAAGTAAAGATAAAAAATAAATGCCAGAATTAAACGCTAATATCCCACCAATAAGTTGTTATGTAAGAGGTAACTTCTTACGCAATCAAGAGGATAGTCACGATAAGTATTTCCCTTGCGTAATCTTTGGAGTAAGTAGCGTACAAAACAGAAGCCCGCTATTTCATTTTATGATGGAAGATGGTGGTCTTTGGTGGCGTATGCCTATCAATGCTTTTTGCAACGAGCCAGGAGTACCAGAGGTAAACCTGTATAACTTAGTTCTTTGGAACTCTTTTAGTCCATACATAACTGCTACTAAGTTTGCCAATCTAACAAACCTAAGCCTTCATTATACAGATAGAGATAGAAATAAAATTAGTGGTAAGTATCTTTTTACCCTTGACTGGCATAACCCTGACTCCAATAGGCTTGATGACGGATATTCAGAAACTCCTGATGAACACAAGTGCGGTCATGTAATAGAGCGAGATGATGGCAACTTTGCTATCCAACCGAACAATAGGATATTTGTTTTTGAACCATCATATACAACTAAATATGGTGACCCACTTATCCATAGGATAATCAATGACCGTAAATGGGATGTTGAAGATAAAAAGAAATGGGTTACAGAAGATTCAAATGCTTTTCATTACGACATAGAAACAAAGAAGGATAGAAAATAATGTCAAAGAACGCTACACCTGCAGCCATTGCAGTGCTACGCCAAGCCACGGCACTACAGCCTAAACGCAAGAAAGCATCCGATGGATTACTTCCAAGCGCTGCTCACATGAAGGCAAGTCCTACATCTGACCACAACACAGGCTATGCAGTTGATTTAACACATGACCCTAAAAATAACATTGACTGTGCTGACATCTTTGAAAAACTTAAAGAAGATAAGCGAGTTAAGTACCTTATTTTTAACAAGAAAATTTGGTCAAAGGATAAGGCTCGCCTTGGAAATCGCCCTTATACTGGCAGCAACCCGCACACTAAACATCTCCACATTTCTATCAATGATACCATGGGTGAGGACACAAGCCCTTGGTTTTGGTGGATGAATCAGCCAAAAATAATCAATACTGTACTGGCAAGTCTTACCCCAAAGCCAGTCAAAAAGGCGTACCCTGTAGAGGTGTGCACCTGTTGTAAAGTACACGCCAAGAAATCCTAGGAGGAATAATGGAAGCACTAAAGCAAGTATCACTAACATGGTTCCGTGCAGCAGCATCGGCTGCTATCGCACTTTACCTTTCAGGTCAGACAGACCTTAAGACACTTGGAACAGCAGCACTTGCTGGTTTCCTTGGACCAGTACTTAAATGGTTAGACCCATCAGCCACAGAATTTGGTCGTGGCTCCGAGTAAATAGTTTAAACAGAATAGCCCCTCGCTTTTTAGCGGGGGGCTTTTTTGCTTTCCCAATCTTTATTTTGTTGTGTCTTTAAGCGATGGCAGTTGGCACATAGTGTCTGGAGGTTATCTGGTTCATTGTTTAAATGGTTGCCATCTATGTGGTCAACATCTAATTGACTGCGGTGTTCTGCAACAAAGCCACACAATTCACAGTAATCTTTTTTATTTTTAAATTGACTAGAACGATACAAGTTATATTTATTTCTACAAGACCACCCATATTGTTTCTTCTTTAATCTTGCGGGTCCACATACTGCACAGATACCCCATCGTTTGGTTGGGTTCTTGAGCAGCAATCTATGCTGCTTAGGCTTATCCGCCTGTGGAGTAGAACCCTGAGGCATTGAACTTTACTGGCACAGCACTGTAAACCTGTGTCATAGTAGTTTCACAGCAAACTGGAACCCAGTCGCTGCCCATTGGTTTGTCTATTTCTTGTACCCCACCGCATACGGCGCATCGGTAATCATATTTTGCCATTTAATAACTTCTTTATGGTCGCTAACCTGCGAAGGCGAGCCTGTTGTTCTGTCTTAATACCGTATTTAAAACCAATCTTAAACATAATTATATTGCTTAAGACATAAGCAACTAAGAAAAAAATATATTCAATCATCTATATTATCTCATCTACTGGTGTTGGTACCTTGACTAAGGCTCCACATAAAGCACACTCTGCATCTACAAACCACATGCTTATTTCGCCTTCTTCAAACATACAGCCCACTTTAAATAAGCGGGAGCCACACATACATACATGTATTGGACCTAGGCTACGCAGGTCTGCTCCACTATACTTATCAACTACACCTGCTCGGCTTAACAGCCTCGCTGCAGTTCTATTTATCCTGTTCAACACGAACAGGAGTGTAACGGTTATTTAATTACAATCGTGTAATTCTGTTTGGCGTGTCGCATAATAGAGCAGAGATTGTGTAGTAGTCTCCTCTATTGAAGGAGAAACAATGACACTTGAACTGGTTACGGGTAAGAACTATGTATCCCACTCCGCCATGTCTACATGGCTTGGGTGCGGGTGGCAGTATTACCTATCCCGTGTAGTCCATGTGCCCGAAGCGCCATCATACTGGTTAGCAGGGGGTAAAGCAGTACATGAGTGCACGGAATACTACGACATAAAGCCTGAGGGTTTTGACCCCGTTGCTGTATTTAAAGAGCGATGGGAACACAACTACAAAATGGCAGATAACGGCATGTCTTGGCGTGCTGGTGGCAAACAAACCAAAGCGAATCCTAATAAGGAAGATGCTAATTGGTGGCTTGCTAATGGACCAAAGATGGTTGATTACTGGATTCAATTCAGAGAAGAAAGTGGCTGGAAGATTTGGGATACTCCCGCTGACATCCCCGCTATTGAAACTGAAATGAACCAAATAATCAGGGGCGTTAACATTAAAGCGTTCCTTGACCGAGTAATGGTTGCACCATCAGGAGAGTTAGTAATTGTAGATATTAAGACAGGAAGTACTGAGCCTAAGTCTCAAACACAACTTGGTATCTACGCCATACTTGTGGAGAAAACCTTTGGTATTCGCCCACAACTTGGTAGTTATTTCATGGCTCGCACAGGTGAACTTACCCAACCTGTTTCTCTTGACCGTTTTACTGAGGCACGCCTTGGTAATTGGGTTAAGGGATTTGAAATAGCAGTGACTAACAAAATCTTTATACCAGCACCTGGGTTTATGTGTGGCACATGCCCCGTAAACTCATCATGCTATGCAGTGGGTGGAAAAGACTCACACCTCTATCCCGAAATACCTATAGGAGAAACAAATGACTGAACCGCTATATCAAATCAATGTAAAGACACCTAAGGGTTCTTTGCTTAACATCCGTGCATCATCAGAGGCAGAACTTGACCAAGCCCTTGATGGTTTAACAGTTCGTATTGCTTCAATCGCTGACCTTGAGTCAACCATTGATGCAATCTGTGCAGTATCAAATGCAGGTCTTAAGCCAGAAGTTGCCAACCACTCTGCAGTAGCAGCAGTTGCACCTTCATATCCAGCACCAGCAGGTTACAAGCCAGCAGGTGTTACACCTGATTGCACATGCGGTGGTGGACCAATGCGTTTGGTACCAGCAGGTATTGCTAAGGCAACAGGTCGCCCATACAAGGGATTCTATGCATGCCCTAAGCCACAGGGTCAGGCTTGCCAAAACAAGGTGCCTGCATAAACCATGCGCCTACTCAGCCGTGCTATTAAGACAGAATCACGAGGGGGTGCAACCCTTCCAGCGGTGTGGCACTCTCTCGCTGCTCAACAAATAGCAATCCGTTACGGCGAAGTAAGCATGATTGCTGGACCGCCAGGGGCAGGCAAGTCAACGCTTGCTCTGTCCTTGGCTGTCAAGGCAGGAGTGCCTACTCTTTACATCTCAGCGGATACACACTCACACACGATGAGCCTTCGTTTGCTTGCATTATTAACGGGCAAGCCACAGTCAGAGGTTGAACCACTAATGGAAATGGACAGGGATTGGGCAGCACAAATGCTTAAGCCTGCCGACCATATCTACTGGGAGTTTGATTCTGCACCAACGCTTAAAGATATTGAGGATGCAGTACTTGCTACTCGTGAGCGCTTAGGTGAGGATGTTCGTTTGATTGTGTTAGATAACGCAGTAGATGTAACAATGGATTCCCAAGACGAGTGGGGTGGCTTGCGTACTTTAATGAAAGAACTTAAGTGGTGGGCAAGAGAGACAGGTGCAGCGGTTGTGGTTTGTCATCACACATCAGAAGGTGTACTTGGTAATCCTTGCCCCCCACAAAAAGCACTTCATGGAAAAGTAGCACAGACACCTTCGCTTATTCTTACAGTACACAATCAGGTATCAACTCTTGGTGTATGTGCAGTAAAGAATCGTTACGGACCAGCCGATGCCACAGGTGGCACACCCGTATGGCTTTCATACGACCCCGCAAGCATGCAGATATTAGATGTAGGACAACCTTAAGGAGAAGTAAATGGGTGAGATGATTATTACACCAGTAGATAGTCCATGGGAATTAACTGTTGTACAAAACGATGGTGAAATCCCAGCAGATAAAGTTAAAGATGAGATTGCAGTACCAACAGCCCCATTGTTGACTGATATTAAGGCACAACTTATGACAGTGCCTCGCACACTTACATACATAGTCGGATGGAGAGCACTTGTTTGGCAAAATAAAGAGACTGGTCGGTTTCAAGACCTCACAGAAGAACAATGGCAAGCCCACCAAAACGGAGACATTGTTGCCTTCGGAAAAGGAATTAAGGAAAGCGATGACGAAGTTCCAAGTACCTCAGGAGATACAGGAAGCCCTGCTTAGCGAACTACCTAATGTCATAGAACAAGTTGAAGAAACAAGTAAACAAATCTATGACCCAAATACTATTTGGTTGGAAGCCATGCAGTATGCGGATTATGTTGAACAGTTGGCAAGGCATTTGCAAGAGGACCATGGACCTGATTGCAACAATGCAATAGCAGTTAATTTAATTAACCTCTCTATTTCTTTTAAGGAAATGGGAGAGAGTGCACTAAGAGCGATAGATGAAACGGAGAATATAGATGGCGAACAGTAATCAAGAAACATTATCTATCGGATGGTGTGATAACGGTATGGTAGATGGCAAGTTTGCCGAGGGTATTATGTACACCACGGTAACCGCACCCAGTCACAAGATGGCAATTAACAATGCTATTCGTGTGCAAGGTAATCAGATTGGCAGACAACGCCAAGCCCTGCTTGATATGTGGTATGACAAAGTAAAGACAGACTGGTTGTTATGGGTTGACTCTGACATTGTGCTTACCACTGAGGTGCTTGGCATGTTATGGAAGATAGCCGATAAGAATACCAAGCCAGTTGTATGTGGCACTTACTTTATCTCTAAGCAAATGGAATCTTCACTGATGCAACCTATGCCTGCTTTGTTCCACGAGATAAGTGAGTATGAGATTAAGTATCTCCACCCACTGCCTAAGGATGAAGTAGTAAAGGTTGACTGTGCTGGCTTAGGTCTTACTCTTATGCACCGTAATGTTGTTCCTAAGTTGCGTGCCGTATCACCTGACTACTCAGTGTTTGCCGAGAAGGAAGGGCTGGGAGATAAGTATGTTGGTGAGGACATTGTATTCTTCCGTAACTTAAAGAAGGCGGGCGTTGATGTGTATGCACACACAGGTGCAGTTGTTAAACACATGAAGCGTTTTGCTTATGATGAGAATTACTACGCACTATACTGGCAGGCTGCTGCTGCAGCAGAAAGGCAGACAAATGGCGACACAACAGCAAGCAAATAAACGCAGAGGAGCAGCCTTTGAAATTGATTTGGCTGACTGGTTTATCGAAGAAGAATACGAAGCACAAAGGTTACCTCGTGCTGGTCGCAACGATATAGGTGATGTCTTTCTTAAGACAGCAAATGATTCTTATGTCATTGAAGCCAAGGCACCACGGCGTGATGGCAAGGTAGATTTATCTGGTTGGATTCGTGAGGCACAAGTAGAGTCAGAAAACTATCGTGTTGCTAAGAAGTTAAAGTTAGCACCAACACCATTGGTTATCATCAAGGCTTCTAATAAAGGCATTGAGGAGTCCTATGTAGTGCAGAGGCTCAGTGATGTTATTGCAAAACTCTAAACATGACCTCGGCAAAGTACTAGAACATTACGGATTTGATATACCTCAAGGCAAGCGTGGCTGGGTAACAGTACGGTGCGCCTTTCACGGAGACAGAGTAAAGTCTGCCCGTCTTAATACAGAAAACGGTGGGTTCCGTTGTTTCGGCTGTGACATGGCTGGCGATGTGTACTCAATCATTATGAAAAAAGAAGGAGTTACTTTCAATGAGGCTAAGCAAATTGCAGAGAGAATTACTGGCGAGGGCAACGGAGAACTACGCTCAAAACATCGTGGAGATTCTTCCGTATCTGGAGAGTCGAGGTATAATGGAAACAACGGCTCGTACATTTCACCTCGGCTTCGTAAAGAATCCTGAGATGGGGCATGAACCTTATGTCGGAAAACTTAGTATCCCCTACCTAACTCCTGCTGGTGCTATAGATATTCGCTTTCGTTCATTAGGTGTTGACACATCAGGACCCAAGTACATGTCAAGACCAGGTGCTACTACCCATATCTTTAATATCAACGCACTCAATAGAGATGATGATGTACTGATTGTATGTGAAGGTGAGTTAGATACTGTGGTTGCTACACAGGCTGGGTTTACTGCAGTTGGATTGCCAGGGGCTAACAACTGGAAACCTTTTTACTCACGAGTCCTTGCTGATTGGGATAAAGTTATTCTTCTATGTGATGGTGACAATGCAGGCAGAGAGATGGCTAAGAATCTAAGTCGTGAATTAGACAATGTGTTTCCTGTGTTCATGCCTGAGGGTCAAGATGTTAATGATGTATACCTACAAGAGGGTGCCGAAGGATTACGCAGAAGAATTGGTGTTTAAGACATGACTGACCTCTCATCATTTGACCTTGACTTTCGCCATGGACAGGCTGGTGAGAAATTAGTAGAGGATTTACTTACCGAAGGTAAGACTATAGAAGTAAAGCGTGACCGTAAATGGTGGTCAACTGGCAATGTATACATAGAAATATCGTGTTGGTATCAGCGTTCACAATCATGGGAACCATCAGGATTGTATGTAACTGAGGCTGAATACTGGGCGTTTGTATTAGAGAAAGGTGTCCTTATGTTACCCACATCTCATGTACACTATGCGATAGAGCACTTCGGTAGAGAGATAACCTGTGAGATACCCCCAAACAGAAGCAAAGGCTACCTAATCACAGTTGATAATCTACTAGAAGCAATGAGGAAAATGCGAGATGAGTAACGAGAGAGAATTACTTTGGGAAACAGTATACAGATGTGCCCGTCTCTCGGCTAACAGATGTGTTCGTATTCATCGCAATCTTATTACATCAGATGATGTATTCCAACACCTTAGCCTTTGGGCTGCTGAACATTGGCACAAGATAGAGGAGTGGGAGTCACAAGATTCTCTTGTCTTTAAACTTAAGCGTACTTTTAATAATGAATCACAGAAGTATGCTGCTAGAGAAAGAGCACATCGTGCTAAGTCCATACCATCAGATGCTTTCTATTACACACATGAAATCTTGCAAGAGTTACTTAAAGATGTATGGAACTATGAGCATTGGGTTGAATCTATAGCACACAATCCCGAAGGTGAGTTTGTTAGTAAGACAAGTAAACCAAGTGAAGGTATGAATCGTGAGGCTATGTTGAGTGATGTATCTTTTGCTCTTAGTAAACTACCTGAACAAGATAAAATTTTATTAGAGCGTAGGTTTGCGGAGGGTGGCACTGATATAGATGCACTTGCTATTGAGTATTCCATTAGCGATGAGGCTATCCGTAAGCGTGTATCTCGTGCACTTACCAAGTTACAAGAGCGTGTTGGTGGCGAACAACCTCAATGGAACAATCGTAGATATAGGAAACCTGATAATGATTAGACCCAAGTACCAACGCATGAAACCATGGAACTTAATAGGACTCCCGTTGTATTATATTGGTATCTGTTTAAACGATATTGGATACTACATCTATGTAGCAGGTGATAAAATAATTTGGTATAAACGCAAGCAGATTGGATACATAGATAAATGAAACAGTTGTTTAAAAAATTAAAGTGTTGGGTATTTGACCATGTTTGGTTTGTTGATGGTCCTAGCGGAGATGCAGTCTGTGTTGATTGCGGTAAGGAAATGAAATGATTATTGGATACATAAAGAAATGAGTGATAATAAAATAAATGTTAAATGTTTTCATTGCTCTAAAGAATTTCATATAGAGGAATCATTAGTAAGAACACCTTACTACTGCTGGAGTTGCCGATGATTATAGGTTTGAGTGGGTACGCACAATCAGGTAAAGATGCAACCGCTAACTTGTTGTGTCTTAATTACGATTACGAACGCCGAGCATTTGCTGACCCGATGCGACATGCATTACAAATTATCAACCCTAGATTAGATAGCATTACTCGTGTTGCAGATTTAGTAGATGAATATGGTTGGGATATAGCAAAGAAAAACCCTGAGGTTCGCCGTCTATTGCAGGTATTAGGTACTGATTTTGGTCGCAAGATGATTGGCAATGATGTGTGGATTAAGATGTCACTATCTGACTTAAGACAGGGTGACCGTGTTGTTATTAGTGATGTGCGTTTTCCTAATGAGGCTGATGCAATAAAGAAACTTGGCGGTACTGTGTGGCGTATCAACCGCAGGAATAACACCGCAGTTAATCATCACACATCTGAACATGCTATGGATAACTATATGTTTAGTCATGTTATCTATAACGATGGAACTCTTGATGACTTAAGTGATGAAGTATTTATGTTGGCTAAAGAGTTAGGTCTTAATACATAAAGAAGCCCACCAGAGACAGGAGAGAATCTGATGGGCTTTTCTATGCACACCAACCGCTACGCTTCCCCCTCGCAAGGGCTGGTGTGCCAAACAATCATATCATGAGTTGTGTTGAGGGTCAGAGGCAATGATGTTGAGTCTCTTGCGTATACCAAACCTTTCAAAGGGTGTCGTACCCCCCCATATCCCATACCTTTCCATCACTATGCCCCACTCAAGGCAGGCTTCCATGACTGGGCACTCAACACAGATACGCTTGAGTAACTCGGCTTCGCCAGCCTCAAACTTATCCTGTGCTGGGTAGAAGAAGTCTGTCTCTATACCTGAGCATGATGCACCTTTGAATTGGTTACTGTCATAGCGTAACTCAATGGCGGTGTAACCCTCACCCCTTGAGCGTGCTGGTTTCTTGCTTAAGACACGAAAGAACTTAATCTCCATATCAGTACCAGTTTTTTGCCAAATGATGAGCGTATGCTCGGCATATACCACCTGTCTTTCCATATTTTCTTTCAATATAAGCAAGCCCTGCATCAACTTGTCTATATCCATTAAGTGTTGGTTTTATATTTATATTTACCCAAGTATCAGGCATGAGTTGTGCTATACCTAACGCACCGCTTGATTTATTTAACGCTTTTGGTCGCCAGTTGCTCTCTTGTATCCACAATTCATAGAGGCATGAGTATTGTTCAAGTTGATTTCTTTCTATTAGTTTATCCACAGCGTAGCGTTGGTAATCGTTCTGATAATACGCAACCACCTTGCCATGTGGTGGCTCAATGAATACTGGTGGTGTCTTAAGAACTAAGATGAGTCCTAATACTATGGATGTTGCAATCCACAATCGTGCGTGTGGGTGTATCTGTCTTAAGTCATTGAGCATCTTGTTCCAACTTTCTTTCGGCTTCGGCATGTAAGTAAGAATCTATCGCTCTTTCTTCTATCTCTCTTTGTTTATCAACACAGAAGTCACACTTCTCGTACATATAGTTCATTGTTCTTGGGTTAGTTACAACTGTGCCACACCCTAAACATTGCATAAGAATAGTCATGGCATCTCCTTCTTAGTGTGTGCTTCAAGTGAGTCAAGGAAATATCCAACGGACATCTCTCCATCTTCATCTATCTTATCAGCCCACCATGGCGCACTAATCCACCTACCTTCAAGGTCAAGCCATTGAATATCAAAGCCATCGTGGTCATCCCAATGCAGGATAACTCGTATCTCTTGACCATCAAAGGTTAGGTTCATGTCCTTGTCGTATGCAGTTTCTGTCTTAAGTAATGCTCCGACCTGTATACCTTTTAGTTCTACTTCATGTATTGCCATGTTACATCTCTCCCATCTCATCGTGCAATCTGTCGGGGTCAGGCTCTCCGCACCCGCAGTCTATCTTCTCGCATGTGTCACACTCTTGGTTAATACCAAGGGCGTAGTCGTCACCCTCTAGGTAGCGTGGCTCACTCATTTGTTTTCTCCTGTCTTAAGTAATGATGTGTAATGTTCATACAATGCATGCCAGTAATCGAAGTCCTCATTGTTGATAGTGGCGTTGCGTTGTTCTTTTGCACGCTTGATGCGTTGTTGTATTACCTTGCGTTCGGCTGAGTTCATACCTTAACCTCACTGGTTTGGCATAGAACTACATGGCTGTGCTTGCATGTGCATTGAGGTGCACGATTCTTTTTTCTGCGTGTGGTCACCTCCATTGAAGCATCGCATGAGGTGCAGATATACCAGTAACTTGTCCAAGTCATGATGCATCTTCTGTCTTAAGCACTGATAGCAATGCTTCAAGGTGGTCAAGCGCTTGTTGCTTACGCTTGTAGTTAGTGCCCAGCATTTCGTTAGCCTTCTTAAGTGTGCTCCCATGACGGGTCATCTTCATACCTGTCTTAAGTTCTAACTTAATCCAGCCAATGAGTGAGATGAGGACATATAAATCCACACCTGACCCATGTGCGCTAGTCATGTGTCCATCTTCGTTGAACTCCATGTTGTTGTGCCCGTTGGTTAGTGCTTCAAGTGTGTGTTCGGGTAGTGCCATTTGTTTTCTCCTGTCTAGTTGGTAGTGATTACTTTGCCATCCGTTGGCATAGTAAGTCAAGCATTTGCGATGTGATGTTAGTCACCTGTCTTAAGTAATAAGTTCCATTTGTCTAGTGTTTGACTTAACTGTTCGCTAAGTTCTTGTTCTTGACCTACGAAGTTGCCATCTCCTGCATATCCATAGACCCAGCCCTCGTTGTCGTCATAGATTGTGCCATTAGGAAAGGCTGATTCCTCTCCATCTACATCTACACTCCAACTATTAGTTTCTTCATCGAACATAACTACATAGTGGTATGTCTTACTCATTTGTTTTCTCCTGTCTTAAGACGACCTGCTTGTTCACATGTTGGGCATCCATCGGTTGGCGATACACCACAGAAAGGGCAGGTGTTTAGTTGTTGATTAAGTTTTGCTTTGATGCTGTCGGTGAGTGTGTTATCCCACATCCCGCCGTTGTCGTTGATTGTTTTATTGACTGAGTAAAGTACCCACTCAATCTCTTGTGCTGTTAGTTCCATGTCACGCCTCCTGTCTTAAGTCAGACTGTTCTAGTACCTCGGTAAAATCGCTGTAATACCCTGAGGCTATGTCGTTTCTAATCCACTTCTCGGCTGTCATGCTCCATCTTGAAACATCACAATGAGAGGCGTGTCCGTTCTTTGTAATCGTATAAATAGTTCCACTTGTGGTGATGGTGTCACCCTTTGCGTTAATCCATGTTGCCATGTTCTTTCTCCTGTCTAGTTGGTAGTTATATCTAATAGGTTGGTTGGTAAATAGTCAAAGATATTTGATGTGATGTTGGTCACTTCAATCCATCCTTGTTGCATGTCCACATATCACCCCAGCAGTAGCCGTCACCGACCCACCAAATCTGACTTAAGACATATTGGAATCCGATTATGGCTATGATTGCGGGAATAATTACTAGAACTATCCAGCCTCGGCGTGTTAGTTTCATCGTTTGTACTCCTTAGCGTGTGAGCAGGTTGATAGGGGGATAAGGCAGTCTCCGCAGATTGTCACCTGAATCCTTGCGTGAAACTCCGATAACTTTTCCGTTACATAATGTTTGCATGTTGCATCGTGTTGGTCATAAACATACGCATCACACACAACACAGTTATTGTTTGTGTCGTAAGTCATGATGCCACCGCTGTAAGTTCTGTCTTAATAACTGAAAGGGCTTTAGTCAAGGTCAATAGCGTGTTGAGTTCTAGCGTTTCAATGCGGTCACCTCGGTAGATGTGCTCGCCCGTGACTCGCTCAATCTCCTGACATAGCGCCTTGATTGCAGGTTCTATCTGTTCTTTTTGCATCTTGCGTGCCATGTGTCGGGCGTAGCGGTTGGCTGGGTCATCATAACCTAAGCGCTGTCGGCGGTCATCGGTAAGAATCTTAACCGCTTCAATGAAAGGGCAACGCAGGTGGTTAAGTGGTACCCAAACTTGCTTGCCACTTGCTTTCTGTATTAAGACATTACGGGTGTTGTAAACCTTGTCGGATTGTGTCTTAAGTTGTGTCTCTATAACTATTACTTTATTACCGCTTAAAGATTCGGCGGTCTTGGCATAAGATTCGCTGATTCCATAATGGTAACCTTGCCAGTCGGTCACCTTGTTCATGTAATAAGCCTTACCGATGATTAGTTCTGCTCTTTTCATAGTGCGTTTCTCCTGTTCTTGTAGGTAACGGGATTGTTACCAGTGCCCTAATGGTGCCTTGCTCACCTCGTGCTCGTCAAGCATTTAGGGCTGTGATGTTAGTCACATGTTTAGTTCTGTATTAAGACACACTCACAATTCTTACTGATTGTTTGAGAGTCTCGGCTAGTTTGCGAAACTCTGCAAAATCTTCTGCGCTTAGTGTGTTCTTAGATTCAAAACCGCTTCCGCTGTAAAGGTTGAAAGTAATCTTCATGGTGTCACCTCCTCTGTCTTAAGTCCGACCTTGGCAATTCCAATCCATTTTAGAGCGATGCGGTAGGCATCCTCCGACCCTTGGCAGTTGTTAATCTCTGCTTCAAACTCTGTGGCTTCCATACCTGCTCGGCGTAGTGCCTTGTAAGCATCTGCCATTGCGTATCTTGCATCCATTTATGCCACCTCATTTTCTGTCTTAAGACTTAAGAAAGTTCTTCCTGTTGAATAAGCCCAGCCTTCGCCTGCTTCGTATAGATAGAAGTACTCCTCACCTGAGTTGAAATTCTCCAGCCAATCGCTCACATTTTTAAAGGTGCGGGCGCTGTCGCTTGGTGTGCCATAAGCGGTCTTGGCTGTCTCCTCCATCGTTTCTTGAAGTGATGAGATTCCTCCTAGGTTGATGAGTTCTGCCACCTGTTGCGGTGTGTTGTAAGACTGAACGAGTCCAGCCCCTACCCCTTCGGGGTATCCATCCCAATGACAATAAATGGCTGTCACTTTTCCATCTGATGTCTTAAGTCCGATTGTGCTTCTTGTTCCCATATTTTTTTCTCCTGTCTTAATACACAAGGGGCGCTTTACCTCTTGCGGTCTTGCTTGGTGTAAGTGAATCACCTCCCGCCGTATGGTGTCTACCATTTGGCGTGTGATGTCTGTCACACCTAACCCTAAACTTTAGGTTTAGAGTTCGTGCCCCCGTTGGATTTTGAATCCGTACCCTTTCGGCGGGGGCTGTCTTATGTCTTAAGTCTTAAGCCTCCTTGTAGATTTCTTCACATTGGTTGCATGTCACACCGATTTCTAAGACTGTTCGGCTTAGGCGGATGGTGTTCTCACAATCGCATTGTGCTTTGATTAGGTTAGTGTTTCTGCCCTTAGGCTTGGCAGATTCTCCGCCAAGGGCGGTTAGGTCGTAGGCTGTCGCAACTATCTTGAGCGCCTTAGCCCATCGCTTGGCACCAAAATCGGTGAGTGAGGTGCTTGAGTAACCTTTCTTGGTTTTTTCTGTCTTAAGACCTAGCGCCTCGGCTTGTGTCTTGAATTTGGCATTGTGATACTGATTTGAGGAACAATCCTCAATCCCATTTTTATGATTCAAAGAGTGTGCCACCTCGTGCAACAATGTTGAGAATAAATCTTGAGCGCTTGAGAAAGTCTCAAGATTGAAAGCAATCTCGTTGAAAGATTCTCCGCCATTTTGCCAAGGGGTGAAAGGGGTGAAATGTCCTCGGCGACCCTTAAGGTCACGGGTTACCAAAAGAGTTGCACGGGGTGCACCTGTCTCGGTCTTGATGATTTCATGTGCTTGTTCTAGTGCACGGGTCAAGGTTGAAAGTGCCTCCGCCTTGGTTGATGCCTTGGCTGTCTTTGCTTGTGTTGCTTGTGTCATTTTTTTCTCCTGTCTTATCGCCGTTGTTGGCTTAAGTCAGAAGATACACGAGCCCCCCGCCAATACCTACGATTTTTGATGTGATGCCTGTCACATTGCCGATGTTGAGCGTGGGATGTGATGCGTTTCACATTGCCCCCCGCATGGTGAGCGTGTCTCAATATGTGAGACGAGCACAAGGCAAGGCGTGCCGATTCTTCCCCGATGCCCCCCGATTAAGGGCGAGCGTGTGTAGTTGTCGCATGCATGCGTGCTCGCTTTGCTTTATCCCTAGTGCAGCGCAAAAAAGCGGGGCAAGGGCTTTGCATCCTTGTAAATAGTGGAGACTTTGCGGGGTCAGCGACCCCAGGGTTTTAAATATGCGTGTATATATATGTATGTGTATCTACCCACATAACTTTGATAGGGGTCGTAATGTGGCGCTGACCTGCGCTTTTGGCGCAGTGGCATAGGCAACAAAAAATATATTAGAAAAAGATGTCCAAAAAGTGTCCTTCGGACACCTAATACTATAGTGTAGGGCTTTACATATTACGCCCTACTACTTAGTGCATAGGGAGCCTAAGGCTCCCCCCTAGTTAATGCCCTAACCTACGGCTTCCGCCTTAGGGCTTCAGCCTACGGTTAGGAAAGGAAATGCTGCGAATCTAACATATAGCGGATTCGCTACACTGCCTATGGAAAGAAAAAGAACTACTGCTGCATCCCATAAGTCGGATGCCATAAAGAAGCAGATTATTGAATTTTTAATGGAAGGCTACTCCACACAAAAGGCTATGGATGCCGTGGGGCGCTCTATCAAAACTTATGAGTACTACCGAAAGACGGACCCCTCCTTCTCACTCCAGGTAGACAAGGTGCGGTCTATGACCGCCCGTGGCGAGATAGGTCAGTCAACCACCGAACTGCCTCCGTTCCCAGAATTTTCATCTAAGTACCTAGGGGTAGAAGTCTTTACCCATCAAAAGCACTGGATTGATTTATTGGAGGGTACCACCCCCTCCGAAGTACACCCAAGTATTATTTATGAACCTGGCGACCCTGATTTAATTATTATCAATACACCGCCTGAGCATGCTAAATCTACGACTATTACAGTCAACTATGCTCTATACCAGATTTGCCGTAACCCTAACATCCGTATCTTGGTTGTATCCAAGACACAGGCTATGGCGCAAAAGTTCCTGCTCTCCATTAAGAACAGACTCACCCATCCTCGTTATCAGGACTTACACCTCGCCTTTGGACCTCCAGGCGGATTTGAAAAGAACTCTGATTCGTGGAAGCAGGACTTAATTTATCTATCATCCGAGGCTCGTAACTCTGGTGAAAAAGACCCAACAGTTCAGGCTATTGGTATTCGTGGTCATATCTACGGTGCCCGTGCTGACCTGATTATCATGGATGACTGTGTTGACCATACCAACGCCCATGAATACGAAAAGCAGATTGATTGGATTCAGTCTGAGGTTATGTCTCGTATTGACAATGACGGGGGTAAGTTACTTGTCGTAGGCACTCGCCTTCGCCCAAAGGACTTGTACTCTGAATTGCGTGACCCTATGCGTTACCCAGATGAGACATCCCCCTGGACTTATTTTGCACAACCTGCGGTATTAGAATTTAGTGATGACCATAAAGACTGGAAAACTCTCTGGGCTAAAACAAACATGCCACCTGTATCAGGTAAAGGCGTGCCAGATAAAAACGGACTTTATGTTAAATGGGATGGCGAAGCGCTCTTTAAAAAGCGTAGTCGTATGTCACCCAATCTCTGGGCAATGGTTTACCAACAGCAACAGGTACATGAAGATGCAGTATTCCCAGGTGACTCCGTTAAAGGCGTTATCAATGGAGCACGAAATATCGGCATCATCCCAAAGAACAAAGCAGGTAACCGACCAGAAGGTATGGATGGACTTGTAGTTGTTGCAGGGCTTGACCCAGCAATGGCTGGATATACCGCATGTGTTTGTTTGGCTATTGACATTAACAATCAAAAGCGTTACCTACTTGATGTGTCCAATGTGCAGGGCATGAAGCCCGATGCAATCCGTGAAGTAATTAAGGATTGGACCGACAAGTACGGGATTTCTGAGTGGCGTGTTGAGAAAAATGCATTTCAAGCAATGTTAACTCAGGACCGAGAGGTTCGGGAATACCTCACAGCAAGGGGTGCCACACTCAAAGAACACCATACTGGAAACAATAAATGGGATACAAACTTCGGTGTGGCATCTCTTACTTCATTATTCCATGGGCATGAGGATGGTACGAACCTTATTGAGTTTCCATCTACTCACATGTCCGAAGGCTTAAAGGCTTTGATAGAACAACTGGTTACTTGGTATCCAGATGCGCCTAAGTCACAAAAGACTGACTGCGTTATGGCTTTTTGGTTTGCAGAACTTGCAGCCCGTGACCGTATTGCAAATGCTACTCACTTTGCCCGCACACATGCAGCAAAGTCCATGTTCCATACACGATATGACAAATCTCAACAGTTCACTGTTAGTTTGTCCGATTACTCATATAACTAAGTTAGGAGGTGGATATGCCGCTTTCAATGGATGATATTACCAATTCCTATCAGCGCTATCGCAGGTCATTTGATGACCGTGACCAACGCATGAATCAGGTATTGCAAGTTCGCCAAGGAAAGATGCGTGATGTCTACCCAGACCTTTTCCCCGATGGTCCTTTTGAGAACCCTATCGTGGCAAACATGGTTGATATTGCTGCCCGTGATATTGCAGAAGTTATTGCACCTTTGCCTTCCTTCTCTTGTACATCAACCTCGATGGCATCAGAAGAAAAGCGCAAGAAGGCTGACAAGCGTGGTGAAATTGTTAACGGCATTGTTAACTTTTCAGACCTTCAAACTCAGATGTTTAATGCTGCAGACCGTTATGTAACCTATGGTTTTGTACCTGCACAGGTTGAATATGATTTAGATGAGAGTATGCCACGCATTAAATTTCTTGATTCTATTGGTTCTTATCCAGTAATTGACCGCTATGGTCGTGTTACACAGTTCTTCCAACGCATAAATAAGCAAACAACAGAACTAATGGCTCAGTATCCAGACCTTGCTCACCTTATTTATGATAAAAATTCAGCATCTACTGTTTCAGAAATTGTGCGTTACCACGATAAAGACCAAGATATTATCTTTATGCCTAACCGCAGCAATCTTGTTTTAGACCGTGCACCTAACTTAATGGGCGAGTGCATGATTCGTGTTGTACAACGACCATCTATTGATGACCAATCTCGTGGACAGTTCGATGATGTTCTTGCTATTCAAGTTGCTAAGGCACGCTATGCGTTGCTTTCACTTGAAGCAGCAACCAAATCAGTGCAAGCACCTATCGCTATGCCACTAGACAGTCAGGAGTTAGCCCTTGGACCAGATGCAATTATGCGTTCCAGTAAGCCTAACGAGATTCGCAGAGTACCGCTTGAACTTCCTAGTAATGTGTTCGCACAGCAGTCAGTTCTTGAACAAGAACTGCGCTTAGGTTCACGCTTTCCAGAAGCAAGAACTGGTAATTCAGATGCTTCTATCATTACTGGTCAAGGTGTTAAGGCGCTTATGGGTGGTTTTGATACACAAATCAAGACTGCACACTCAATGTTTGCTCGTGCATTTACAGAATTACTTGCTCTTTGTCTTAAAGTAGATGAAAAACTATTTGGCGACCAAGAGAAAGAACTCATTGGTGTCTACAATGGAACACCTTACAACATTAAATACAAGCCAACACGGGATATTAAGGGTGATTACACCGTAGATGTCCAATATGGCTTGATGGCAGGACTTGACCCTAACCGTGCACTTGTGTTTGGACTACAAGCCCGTGGTGATAAGTTAATTTCTCGTGACTTTTTACGCCGTCAGATGCCTTTCTCCTTCAATGCAACTAATGAAGAACAAAAGGTTGAGACAGAAGAACTCCGTGATGCTATGAAACAGGCTATTGCCTCATACGCACAAGCAATTCCAGCCCTTGCAAGCCAAGGACAAGACCCATCCGACATCCTACGCAAACTTTCTACCGTAATCAGCGAACGCCAAAAGGGAACTTCTATTGAAGTTGCTATTCAAATGGCGTTTACCCCAGAGGCTCCCACCCCTGCTGCTGCCCCTGCGACAGGAAGTCCTGAACAAGGCATGCCAGGAGAGACTACAGCAGGTGGTGCGGAACTTGGTATGGGATTGTCTGAATCAGGTCGTATGCAAGGCGTAGCAGCAGGACAAATTGCCCCAGGCGGTAGACCAGATGTTCAATCATTGCTTGCATCTCTCGGTGCTCGTGGTGAACCCAACCTACAAGCAACAGTCGCACGGCGACTACCTATCTAACGGGAGGAGGAAAACCATGGCGAATACAAGCACAGCGAAGTATCCAAACAACCAACCTGGCAAGGCATCAAAGCCTGCTAATCAGGGCGGTGCAGGAAACTCAAAGGTAGTTACACAGCAACCACGCTACGATGGTATGCCAAAGGCTTCTAAGCCTGGCGCATCCGTCACAATGCTTTCAGCACAACCATCAGGAACACACGGGCGAGCAGTTTAATTTTCGCTTAGTTGCCACCGTACAGCAACTATAAACAAGGGGCGAACCCTCCTGAGCAAGAGTAAAACTGCTCATAATTTTATTAACGCTCTTATAGCGAAGGAAATCAAACATGGCAAAACCAGCAACAAGTAACTTTCAAGTATCCGCTACAGGCGGTGCAGGTAGTGCAGGACAACCAGCGCAATATATGTCTAGTGACTACGAACGCACTGGTGATGCTGGCAATATGGAATTACAAACATCTGCCAAGATGAATAAATCTGGCGTTAATCTAGGACCAACACCAACTCTTTCTGCTATGTCAGCAATGATGTCCAGTGGCGATGAGGTTGTTCCTTTAGATGCCATGACACAACGCCCAGATGAATTTCCTTCAACAGGTGCAGCAATGGGTCCAGGTGCAGGACCAGAAATTCTGTCTACACCAGGTATGTTAAGTGCACAGCAAAATGAAGATATGGCAAAACTTGCAGCGTTCCTTCCAATTTACGCTCGTATTGCAGAATCTCCAACAGCAACTAACGCAACTCGTAATTTTTACCGTTGGTTAAAGGCTAATGTCTAATGTCATGGACCGATAACCTAGGCAAGATGGCAAAGGGTGTTGCGGATTTCACTGGTATTCCAGGACTTATCCACGACATGTCTAACACTTTATCTAACGATGACCCATGGTATGTAGATGGTTTAAACCTTGTTAAAAATGTAGCCAAAATTGGAACTACTCCAGTTCGTGGCGCAGTTAAAGGTTTATTCTATGTAGGCGAAAAGTCATACGAAGCGGGCGGAGTTGTCCGTGAAAAAATGGTTGAGAATTTACTTGATACACCTTTGATGTATAACAAGTATAAGAACCCAGGCGAATCTTACGAAAATTACCTTACTCGTGTTGCTTCTAATAAAGAACAAATTTCTTTAGGTCAAGCATCACTTGCCCTTTTATCTCCAGGCAAAAACGCTGCTGACCGTAGTGGTTGGTTTGCTGATGCACTTGATAATAACCTTGCTTTTCTTTCTGGAGGCTTTGACATCTTTGATGCCAATGACCGCAAAGTTGCATTTGATGACCAGTTTACAGGTAAGTTTCTTTCTGGTACACAAGATTTAATTGCCTCAACTGTTATTGACCCACTTACATTTACTGGTTTCTTAGGTAAAGGTGCAGTCATTGCAAGTAAAGGTTTAATGTACGAGAACATCAACGGTAAGTTGGCTCGTGCCGTATTCGGCAAATTTGCTATGACTCCCGAAAAGATGGACAATCTTCTTGAGCGTTCACTTAAAGGTGAAGGCGCTGCCGTTAAAGATGTTGAGTTCTTAGCACAAACAGATGCTAAAGGTCAGTATGGTTATTGGGCAAAGAAAAAAGTAACTAACCCTGATGCTTTGGCTTATATGTTTGGTAAGGCTACTACCAAAGAAGAAGTAGTTGCAATCTTCCGTGCCGTCATGCTTAAAGATACAAAGGCTATGTCTGAAATTGCTGAAAAAGATTCAGAATTTGCTTTGATATTTGACAACATTACGGATGGTCCAACACACCCACAACGCCAGTTGATGGATGGCAAGTTAGATGGAGATGTTCTTACAACTCCTGAATATAACAATGCCGTTGGTTCATACATAGAAGATTTAAAAAAGACAGACCCAGCCTTTCTTGCATCCTACGAAATGGTTGCTACTGGTCGCCCTTTCCGTTACGGATTTGAAAAACAATTTTTACAAGATTCACGCTTTAGTGCAGTTGCCAAGGCTAAAAAGATGTCTGCTCGCACATTTGGTGACTCTGAATCAATTACTTATCTTAAGACATCACTTCATCCGTTAGTTAAAATAGTTCATTTTTTTAATGAAGAAGTACCAAGCGGTGTATTCAGTGTCAACGATGGTAACTCATATATGGAGTTTAATACTTTCTTAAGACAGACAAATGACTTATCTGGTAACAAGTTTCAAGAAGCATCAAGAGAACTTGCTGACCGTTATTTAGGAGCAGCCTCTCCTGCTGACCGCCTTGACATTATTAAAGAAGCAGAGCGCCGTGCAATCAACACTCTTTTTCCTAATTACGACCAAGATACATTAGATAAAATTTACAAGATTTATGATGCACGCCGTGCTTCGCTAATTGAGCGCCATAACAACCAAGGTTTCCTTGGGTACTTTGATGGTGACCAGTTTGTTAATGCTAAGTCTCCATTACTTGAGCGTGAACAAGCAAACACAGTAGTCATTGCAGACCTTGCTCGTCTTAAGCAGGGTGTTGATGCCCACGAGCGTATACTTCCAACCGTTTTGCAAGGTATTGATGTTGATAACTTAGCCATCCGCACTCAAAAATCAATGGCTGCACTTGACACAATCAATGATATTTTCAAAACATCTGTATTGATGCGCCTTGGTTACACAGTTCGTAACCTTACAGAAGCACAACTATCTATGATGGCTAAGGGTTTTGCTCTCCCATCTATGGTTGCCTCAGGTGGTTCGGCTGCAGTTGGTCGTTTCTTTAACAACCGTAAAGCAGGCGTTAATCGCATTATTGACAATGTTAATGTTATGACTGGTAAAGCAGATGACTTTAATGTTATTCAAAATGAAATTAGTTCTCAGTTTGACATGCTTCGCTCAGTTGATATGGGTCGCCAACAACTGGCTAAAGAAGTTTCTACTCGTATTGCCGAACTTGAAGGCATGCGTGTTGGTAAAACTGTAAGAGGATTTACTCAGGCTATAACTTCTGACATTACTGGCGAAGCAGCAATTACTGTTGCACAGGCAGAGAAGGCTGCATTTGAAGTAGAACTTCGCACACTTAAAGGAGTACTTGCTGACCTAGAGTCAGTTACTCTTTATCATGGTGCACCTGGTTCGTTTGAACTTGATAAGACTCGTGCCTTGGCTACATCTGCATCACCTGCAGTTGCACGCCGTTATGCCGAGGGTGGCATTATTCAATCAGTTGAACAATACATCCCTACGCCAACAGGTCGCCCTGGTCGTCTTGGACAAAAGCCAACTCCAGAAGGTGGAACTCTCCCATCTGAGAAGCGTGCAGATGTACTCAATGAAGCAACTCTTAAACTCCAATCAGATATGATTGATGCAGTCAATGCTGGCAAACTTGTTGAATATAAAGATTCTGCTGGACAATGGAAAAAAATTAAAAGCATTGATTACGAAACACTTGTGCTTGCAGCAGATACAGACGAAGCAGAGATAGTTCTATTTAAGAACTGGTCTAATCGCCCTATCTTTCGTGTTGGCGCAACTAAAGGTAATGTTCAGCCATACCGTGTATACGGCAAACCTTTATATTTACAACAATGGTCTGACATCCCATTAGAACTTCGTGATGCTGCCTTTGGTGGCAAGATTACTAACTTTAAATCATGGGTTAAGACAAAAGGTTGGAGTGACCCTAGCGACCCAGTGTTTAAATACATGCGTGAAAACGGATATGGTCGTGCTGTTGTCGCTGATGACAAGCGTGCTGGCGGTCTTTCACATATTGCCCTTCCAGAATCTATTGGAGAAAAGGGTCGTACTGCTGAGGTAAATGCATACATTAAATCCAGGATGGAAAAAGAAGCACAAGTCTGGGATATGGATGCCACTGTCGGTCTTGAACCACGCCTTGATACGCCTAAAGCACGCCGTGCTGCAAAGCGCATGGCTGGTAAGCAGGCTCGTTTACAAAAGAAAGACTACGCAGTTTCTCCTTATTACACAGAAGATTCAGTTAATGCAATGATTAACAATGGCGTTGAAGATGCTGCTGCTAATCTTGCTCGTGACTATGCACAATCTCATGCTCACTTAGATGATTTGTTCTCACGCTTAGGTGCTGTTATTGACCGTGCAGAATCAACTACAGTCAAACAGCGTACAGGTTATGGAACTTTTAACTATGAAGCAAACGGTATTAACTACACATTGCCTAGGGCTTTTGAAGAAGCATCATGGTTCCTTGGTCGCACATCTGCTGAAAGCACATGGAACGCATTAGTATCTTCACAAGAGATGGCGTTTATGGCAGGTATTGGTTCACGCTCAGTTCGCACTATTGACCCTGCAGACCCTAAGTACTTTGAGGGTTGGGCAAACATTTTGAATATGCACTTCCGTGACCCTGAGTCAGGCATTATGGACCCAGTAGTTCGTAGGATTCTTGACGGTGAGGATAATGAAAAAATCCTTAATTGGTTCCGTACAAGCAAAGGTGCAATGTATGCAACAGAAGCCTACACACTTGTAGGTGCTGGCAAAGGTGTTACTAAGTTAAAAGGTGGCGAATTAGACGAACATCTTATGGCTAAGTTGCACGAAACTCGTCAAGCAGTTGCTTCTTATATTCCAGATAATGAGACAGCGCTTATGCTCAGTGCTGCTAAAGAAACTGGCAAACCACTTTCTGGTGGAGAAGTACAACAGTTCCTTGTAGAACGCTTTGGTAAGAATCCTGAAAACTTGAAGCCACTCAACGGTATGTTAGTTACTTCATCAAAGGAATACAAAGACCAAGAGCGCATTATTGATACTATTAACCGCCGTGTTATGCGTTTCCTTGGCTCAATGCCAGAAGATACATTTGCTCGTCATCCTATGGTTACAATGGTATACGAAAAAGAACTTCGTTTAAACATTGCTGCTATGGCAGATGCTAAAGGTGTTGACCGTTTAACTCCAGATGAGATTAACCGTGCAGTATCTAATGCTCGTGAAACAGCACGCCAAGAAGTTGAGCGTACATTGTTCACTATTGTTCGCCGTACTGGTGCATCATCTAGCCGTTCAGTAAAATTACTATTCCCGTTCTACGCAGCCTATGAGAATACTATTAAGCGCTGGGGCGGTATGGCTATGGATAATCCACAGTTAGTTGCAACAGCAGCACGCACTATTGCACAAGTTGTTAATAGTCAGATGATTGTTGACCGTGATGGTAACCGTCTTACAAGTGCTGAGCAGTTACAAGAAAGCCAAGGTGCAAGCCTTGTTGTTAATGTACCGCAATCATTTATCAATGCATTGCCATCATCATGGAAACCAGTAGTTGAAAACTCATTTAAGAGCATAAGCATCCCACTACAAAGCCTTGATGTAATTACACAAGGTCAACCAGGTAACCCAGGTTTTGGTCCATACGCCACCTTGCCTGCGTATTTAATTCTTTCGCAACGCCCTGAATTAGAAGATGCTTTTAAGCCTTTCTTCCCAGTAGGTTCTCCACAAAATGCAGTTGATATTTTTACTCCATCGGCTATACGCCGTCTTGCTACAGTATGGCGACAGGATGAACTTTATGTTCGTTCATATAACCAGATGCTTCGTTATGAGACTTATCTCTATAACCAAGGCAAGCGTACAGATGCTCCAACTCCGACAGAGATTAAGGATAAGACAAACAAGTTCTTTTTCCTTCGTGCTCTAACATCTATTTCAGCACCATTTGCTATTGCGCCTGAGGTTGATTTCTACGCCCAGACTTTCCGTCAATACCAGACTCAGTATGCTGACTACCGTGACCCAACTACTGGTGAGCGTGTATACGGCATGGCTGAGGCTAAGTTCCTAGAGCAGTATCCAGACTTCTTTGAAGCCACTGTGAGCCTGTCTAAGAACGAAGGAGGGCTAGAACCTAGCATCCAGACAGTACGCAACCTACGCAAGCACAGTGACCTTATGGCATACGCCGAAGGTAAAGGTAACCCTGAGTTGATGGGCTTCTTGGCTGACGATGGCGACAACGCCTACACATTTAGCCAGGCTGCATATCAATGGCAATACAACAAAGGTGCCACCCCAGGTGGCGGTAGCACATACCGTCAAAACCGTACTCCAGGTGAGTTGCTTCGTGAAGCAAACATCAAGCGTGGTTGGGCTGAGTATCAACAACTAGAACAAGCAATCAATGCTTACAAGATTCAAAACGGAATAGCCGATGACAGTGACCCTGAAATGGATATTGTTAAGCAGGCTAAGTCAATATGGATTCAACAGAAGGCAGGAGATAATCTTGACTGGTATTCCGAGTATGTATCCCCTGACCGTGCTAAGTATGCACGCCGTGTTGATGTTCTTGAAAAAGCACTTAAAGATAAAAAATGGATGGCTCAAAATGGTGACCGTGCAGTAGTAAAGAGTATGGCTCTTTACCTAGAAGCACGAAATCAAATTGCAGAAATCCTTAAACAAAGAGATGCAGCGGGCGGTTCACGCAGTATAGATGCCAATTCAAACGCAGATGTTGCTGCAGCATTTGATATGTTTAGAACCAACTTAATCGCAGGAAGCCCTGAGTTTGAGCAATTCATCAATCGCTATTTTTCAAATGATACGGTGGTAATCTAATGGCTGAAAAGAAAACTGTTGCTGAGCAACTTGCAGATGCAATTAAAACTGCACAGGCTAACAACTCTGGCAATGCAAAAGGTCCTGTTGTTACACGACAAGATGCCGAAGCAGATGTCCAGTCTTTGTTTACACAGATGTTTGGTCGCTCTGGCGTAGGTGTTGATTACAAGAAGGCTCTTAACATTTACCTTAGCCAATCTCAAGACACAGGTGCTCCTGGTCGTCAACAGGCTGTAATGTCATTTCTTCAAAGCACACCTGAGTTTGAGGCTCGTCAAGAGAATCGCTACCTAGATGCTATCTATAACGCTATTCAGGCTGATGTACAGAAGGCGAGAAAGTAATGGCTGAAACAATTACCCGTTACAACCGCCCAGATGCAGCACCTACTGCTGCCGAAAAATTACGCCAAGAATACATGGGCTTGGAGCAAATTAGAAAAGCATTATCACGAGCCAAGGTTAACTCACCTGAGTATAAGAAAGCACTTGCTGCAAAAGTTGCTGCTGAAAAGCGTATTGCAGAATTAGAAAAAATTGACAAGGCTGAGCGTTCAACTATTGCTAATGAAAGAACTGCTAAAGAGCGTGCAAAACTTCAAGAAGAATTACAGCGTGCAGAAGATTATGGAACACCAGCAGAAGTAACAAAGGCTAAGACAGCCCTTGAAACATACGATGGAAAAAATCCTTTTGTGGCACCAAGTGGAAATACTGAACTTCGTTATGGTCCAAAAGGCGAAAGCCTAGTACCAGGTACTCCCGCATACGAAAGCGGTTCTACCGTTAGACCAAAAGTAACAAGCAGTACAACAAATAAACCTGGTAGTTCTGGTAGTGGAGACATACAAGCAGGTCCTGGATACAAGCCAGGTGCTTCTACTGGTGACGGTGGTATACAGGCAGGTCCTGGATATAAACCAGATGCCAACAAAACTAAGACTGCTTGGATTGGTTACCTTGAGTCTACATTTAAAACATTGCCTAAAGAATACAAGGCTCAGATTGATAAGTTGTTTACAACTGCTAAGGCTGAGAATTGGACAGAAGTTACTTTTACAGAGGCTCTTAAACAAACTACTTGGTGGCAACAAACTCTACCTAGCCTGCGCTCTTTTTTTATTGAGACACATGACCCACGCAACGCTTCAACCTTTGCAGAAAAGTTAAATCTTAATACAGCAAATGTGGCTGCAAGTCTTGAGAAACTGGGAATCCGTGCACAACAGATAGACCCAGTAACTGGCAAAGTAATTGATAACAACAAAACCATCCAAGGTATTGCAATGGATGCAATTAAAAATGGTTGGAACGATGTTCAAATTCTTCAACACCTAGGAGACAATGCTCAGTTGTTGTTTACTGGCGGTGGAACTATTGGTTCATCAGTAGATAACATTAAGAAGCAGGCTCTTAATTACGGCATTACTATTGACAACAACTATCTTAATACAATCCAGCGTTCACTCCTGGACCCAACAGATGGTCGTGACCAACAGTATTATCTTAACGAGATGAAGGCTCAGGCTATGGATTTGTATAAGCCATTTGCTTCTTCTATTAAAGAAGGTCGTTCATTATATGAGGTAACAAATAGTTATCGTAATCAGATGGCTACATTACTTGAGGTTGACTCAACTAACCTTACATGGAAAGACCTTATGGCTAAGGTTGTAGACCCTACAACTGGTAATGCTCGTACCTTTGCTGACTTCAATAAGCAGGTTAAACAAGACCCATTATGGCAGTACACAAAAAACGCTAAAGAAACCTACTCAAATACGGCGCTTGATTTAATGAAGCAGTTTGGATTCATGGGCTAATGGCACAACCAACTAAAGTAACAGTTAAAAAAGGCGACACAGTTAGTGCTATTGCCAAGGCTTCTGGCGTAAGCGTTGCTGCAGTTGCTGCTGCAAACCCACAAATTGCAAACCTTAGCAAAATCAATGTTGGTCAAAAGATTACTATACCTACAGTAACGCCTACTAAAACATCAGGCAGTACTTATGCTGGTGGAGTAACTGGTGGAGCAAATCCGTTTACTGCTGGCTCTGGTGTCAATACAACAACACTTGAAGGAATTTTAAAAGCCTCTGGTGTAACCGCTGCTACGACTATTACATCTTCTGGTGCAGATGCTGCAGCAAAAGCAGCAGCAGATGCTGCAGCAAAAGCAGCAGCAGATGCTGCAGCAAAAGCAGCAGCAGATGCTGCAGCAA